CGACACTAAAAGCGCTCAGGATGCCTTCTTTCACCATTTCAGCAATATGTCCTGCTGACTTGGAGATCTTTCCTTCTATTTCTAAGCCTTTTTCAGTAATAGCTAAAGACGTAGCTTTACCAATAGGTTTATTATAGTCGTGATTAAATAATAAAATCGGATTATTCTGATAGTTATCTAGGCCACCCTTTTTCCAGGCGTAGCTTTCGATAATGTCTCCAGATCTGTCAGTATCGACAGTGCTGGCATATCCTCTAATCTTGATGCTATCATCATCTTCGTCATCATCGTAACTCTTAAAAGAGGACGTGATATTAAAAATTTTAGTATTCATTTCTTCGTAACTTTTACTAGACATAGGGTGTTCCTTTGGTAGTAAGTCTGTATCGTGCTTTCCACTTCTAAACTTACCATTTCTTAAGACGTATAAAAAACTATTAACACGCCCATAAGCCCATTGTTCAGGGCTAGAGACGCTTGGTCTTACAGATTGAGGATTAGTGTAGTATGCACCTACTCCTCGTCTAAATACCGCAACTAGAGTTCGAGTAGAAGTCCTTTTAGACTTTACGTCTCCCACCTTATCGTTGTGATCTTTTGCTTTCTTTTCTAGTCCTTTTCTAATGGCTTCTGTTACTTTGCCTCTCTTAGGAGCTTTTTCTTCGTCCTCGTCTGTGACACCGCCAAAGTAATCTACAAGAAAATTATATTCGTAAGAGGAGAGACCTTCATATTCTTCTTCTAAGGTCTTTACTTCATCTCCAGTAGCAGCAACGTAGTCGTCATGTGAGGCACACGGCATAAAAACTAAATCTCCATTCTCATCATGAGAATGAGTGCCTACACAGCCTATCTCTCTGGCTCTTTCTTCCGCCTCTCCTTGAGTTGTAAAAACGTCATCTCTTACTTCGGACTTACTCTCCTCTCTTTCTATTCTAGCTCTCATCTTTCGAGCCCAAGAAAATCCAGGATCTCCGCCCCACAAAGCCCAAGCTATTCGACCTGCACTTGGGTATCCTTCTTCTCCGCGATTAAAACCTTGTCCTTGCTTATCGACTTCATGTCTACTAAAGAAGGAAAACATTCTTTTTACAGTAGAAACTGATAAGTTCTCCTTGGCAATAATCTGATTAGCGCGAGCTACACCTACCATAGTGCCGCCCCTGTTAAATTCTTTTCTCCAATCCAAACCTCGGCGAGCTTCTGCGGCCATACTATCTGTTGGAACAAATTTTAAATCTGACAAAGCTTTTGTGTCTCTTTCTTCCCACTGAGTGTAGCATACTCCGGCTCTCTGACGAGCATTTTCGTACTCCTCTCCCATCTTAGGGTCGGACATACAACGATCCATAAACTCGTCTTGACTTTCCTCTTCTCCCGGTATAGGTATGGGCATCAATCTTCACCTTCGGTAGTAGGCCTACCGCCTTGAGAAGGGTTGGCTGCAGAACCTGCTCCTGCTATATTTGCAGGGATTCTAATACCATCATTGCCAGGTATAGGCTCCATTCTCATAGCTACTCTAGCCTCATTCGGAGTCATTATGCCTCCATTAACTAAAGTAGAATAGTAACCAGCTTGGTCTTGAAGCTCCGGCTGTAGCGCGGGTATGTTACTAACATCTTCTGCCAAATTAAATCCAAAATAACGTTCAAAAGCGAAATTCATCTTTCTAACTATAGGCAGTACTGTTTCTAAGTAGAATAGTCTGTGGTTAGGACGAATATTAGCGTTATTCCCACTATCTAGTAGTATGGGAGGAACGCCGAGTGCTTCTAAAATAATTTTTTCATTTTCTTTTATAGACTCTTGAAAGTCCAGCTCTTTGAAGTTTACTTCATTTAAGCTGTCTATTTCAAGACCTCCATCTAGGATTAATGGTCTATGACCTCCAGTATTTGGATTGTACTTAGAGCTCCAAGACATAAGTAGTCTTTCTTTAATTTTCTCACTTAATGTATTAGGACTTTTAAGTACTAGTCCTGGGACTGCTCCGTTCCTAAAGAAGTTTTCTTGAAACTTTCTCATAGACCCAAGCAACTGCATTCTCTTATAAGCGGGCTTTAGTCTAGGAACTCCTCGATAAATAGAATTGAAAGAATTTTCTTTGATATGAATAATTTCTGAAGGGGAATAGTCTAACTTATTGTCATAAACGTACGATTTTACATAGGTTCTCTCGTCAGTTTCTATTTCCACATTTCGGGCGGGTAGCTGATATAGATGCGCTCCGTCGAAATATACAAAGATATTACCATCTATCAATAGATCAACAATAAGATTTCGCTTAAAAGAATTAATATCCTGAAAAGGGTTAGGCTCTATATTAAGAAGAGTATCTACCTTGCTTCGTCTTATATTTTTTACTATTGGAGTTAAGTTTAATTTCTCTCCTACATCTACGGGAATTTCTGCTGCATCATCTACAATTAAGTTTACAGCTCTATTTACAACTTCGATCTGCTCGTAAGCATTTCTATAATTAGTAAAGATTTCACTAGTTCCTAGAGAGTAACCTTCTTCTCTAGAAATAAATCTCTGGGCAGGGTTTAACTTTTCTTCTACATCCTCTTTTGGACCTCTCGAAAATAAGTTATCATACCATGCCATATTTGTCTCTTTGTTTCAACACCCAGCGTTTCTGCTTTCCTGCTGTTGCAAGTTTGGGCCTTTTTCCATATATAGAATGGAGTTTTAAGTGGTGAGAGTGACATAATGTTGTAGCTTCGTCATATAGCTCAACTAAATGTGCTTGTATAAAACTGTCTCTCTCCGCTAGTATCTGTTCTTCTGTTGTTATAGTCTTTTTAGATCTTACTAGCCACTGGTCTAATAACTCGGTTAACCCGAAGAAGTGATGAAAATCAAGTTCTTCTTTGGAACCACAAATAAAACATTCAGTATCTTTATTGTACTTAGACTTTGCTTTATCCCTAATATACTTTACTAAATCTCTTTTTGGGTCCATGGTACCATTCCGTAATAGAAAAAATTATATCACCGTAATTAACAAAAAGTCAAGAGTTATTTTTCTTTGGTATCTTAAAAACTAGTTGACTGAGTTTCAAAGGTATACATTGCATATCTAATTGCGTCGGCCATATGAGAGAATCTATCGTGCTTTGGTTTCTCTCTAAGAAGATTGGGGTTAGGATCCCACTGGTACTGATCTAAGCTATCTAAAGAATGCTGACACCTTTGATTGACCAATAGCTTATTATTGTCCACTACATTTGCCACCTTCCCTATGCCATCTAGTATAGACTTTTTAGCGTTTATAGTAGATATATCATAATTTTGTGCAAAGTCATATCGTGTTTGCTGAGCAGCAGAGTCTATGTAGATATAGTCTATATCCCATTTAAGTATGAACCTTTGAATTTCTTCTGCGTGCTGCTCGGTAGTTCTTTCAGCTTCTAGATACTCGTCTAAGATATAATAAGTCTCTGTATCCCAATCGTAACCAAAAACACATAAAGCTGTGGGATCTTTATAACCCACGTCAAGACCTGCAAAAACGTCCATGTTTCTAGTGTCTAATTTGTCTACGTCTACTACACACTTCTCGAAGTTGAACCCCCAAATCTGGCCTTCGTAGGTATTGAAGTCTGCTAAGTATTCTTGAGCAAACTCTGCCTGAGACATAGCCTTTTTTGCTTCTTCTATGTCACTTTCGTGCATTCTAGGGTTTTCGTGGTAGGTTGCTCGTATAGAAATCCAGTCAGGATACTCTTCGTTAAATCCTCTATAGAAAAACTCCGCAAACCAGTTGTTGCGCCCTCTAGGAGTGGAGATAAATAGAGCCTTGCTATTTGGCTTATCTAGTGTAGGTCTAAGAGCTACGTTGAAAGCCTCTCTGCCGTGAGTCAGAGCAGCCTCGTCAAAAATAATTAGATCGTAACTTCTTCCCACTACAGAGTCTACTTGATTGATAGATCCCATTCTTATAGTTGAATTGTTAGATAGCTCAATTACTCTGTCTTTTGCATTATCTCTTACCACTTCTAAGTCAAAGTGCTTTATGAGGTTTCTTTGTAGATCAAAAGAAATTTGTGAGAGGGAGTAGTTGGGAGACATTAAGAGAACGGAAGAGCCAGGCACAAGAACACACAACTGGCCTATAATATTTGCAATATAGGTTTTACCTTGTCTTCTAGAGACTGCTCCGCATACGAAGCGATATTTAGGGCTATTGATAGCATTTATTACTGCCATCTGGGATTTTATAGGATCAATACCTAGTAAATCTAAATACCCGTTTACAGATAACTTTAAGAACCTTTCTTCTTGTTGAAAGTTCATCAACTCGGAGCCGACTATATCGGCTCTACTTATTTCTAGCATAATTACTACTCAGGTTTAGGGGTTACAGAGTCTCCATTGGACTTCTGCTTGTTTTCTGGTATCAAATCTTAAACGGGCTCCGCGAAAAGTAAATACAAAGCTACCGCGAACTTCTTTAATCTCTGAACGCATTTTAGACTCTTTTCCCTTATCAGGGGAAATTGAATCGCTTTCAGGTGAAGGCACCTTAGTATTATCTAGTACGTTAGGAGTGAGCACTTTTGTGTCATATGTTTTTTCAATCATAACTTATTCCTCTATGCTGTGGTGGTTAGTATAGTAACTAAAGTGCCTAGTAAAAATAGTATAATGGCACCACCAAATTGAATCTGTCTACTATCTAGCTTTTCTAATTTAGAGTCTATGTCCTCTAGGTGATTAAAGGTAGTTTTCCATCTTTCGTCACACTTGACTTCATGCGTCTCTATCTTTAGCTTAAGTCCCGATAACTCGTCTTCTACACCTGTGCTCATGAGACCTCTTCCTCGTGATTGCAAGTTTTGCAGTTACAATTCTCACAGGGTTGTTCGCAATGACAAGTATGCCCACATTGTGCGCAGTTTTCTAAAATTGATTCAGGTTCCATGACTTTCTCCTACTTCTTGTTCACAGCATCAGCTGCAAAAAATGCGGACACCAAGACCGCAATAGATGCAAAATAAGTTGGAGCTATATCTGCAATTAAATTTGCGGCGGACTCCAATCCTAAAAAGCTAGTTATAAAAATTCCAAAAGGGTACAGTAAAAGTCCAAAAAGAGAAAACCACGCCATTTTTCGAATAGCATCTCTCTGAGCGTCTTTATCCTCTAGTTCCTTTCTTTTGAACTCCATATACATCTCATGTTCTTCGTCGGTAACAACTCCATCTCCATTAGAATCTGCGGGATGGAATCCTTTTTCTTTGATTTCCTCACTCATCTAGTACTCCCTATAGCAAAAACAGAGCTAGTGCAGCCCATATTATTCCTATTCCTAGAGCCAGAGCTAAAGCTCCGACTCCGAGTTGCTGCATTAAGATTTCTCTTTCTTTTTTCTTCTTTGCAAGCATTTTCATATGCTGCTGACGTTGATGTTCCTGCTCAGCTTTGGCTTGCTTAAAAGACTCAAGCATGTCAGGATCGGCAACTAGAAGCAGATCGTGAACATCTTTCCAGTGCCTTTCATAACTTTTCTTAATCATTGTGAGCTTTAGTATCTCACTCTGAGTAAGCGGTTTAAAAGTGCTAGACTTCCTATCTATCTCATAATTTGTTATGGCCTCACCAAAATCACTGATGGTTCCCATAAGTTGTTGCATTCCCTGGCCAGTCTCATTAGCCTGCTTTATTAACCCATTAAGGGACGTAAGAATTGCGCTCGCTGCAGCTACAGATTCTATAATCATCAACTATCTCACTGGACTTACTACCAATTACAGTAAGTAAGTACCTTGCCTAATAAATAGCTATTGGGCTATACAAATCTGAATTGCAAAAAAGGAAATTATTAATGCTACTCCAAGATGCGTACCTGTTATTTTCAAAATTTAAACATCTGGGGAGTTTATGAGTTTTTCTATCAAGGCCCCATAATTGCCTTGTCCAAAAGTACCTTCTCCTTGTATAAGAACATTGTTTTGTTGGCGAATAGCTCCAGCAGATGCCTTTTCTAGTTCTGTCTGAGCTTTTATTTCGTCCATCCGCATTTTATGAGCCATTTGAACCAAATCGGCTAAATCTTTGGTTGTGTACATTTCTGTCTCTTCAACCTCTTCTAGCTTTTTGTCAATGAGAGTGTCCAGAACTTCGGCTAATTTGAACTTATTTCTATAGCCTGCGTCTAAATACACAGAATCTATGTATTTTTTGACTTCTCGTTTGTTTAAATAATCCACAACTTCATCTTTCGGGATACCCAATCCGGCACTAACGGTGCCTACATCACCAACCTGCAAATACGTATTCGCGATTTCAATGGCCTCGGGACTTATTCGTGTGGATACTTCTTTACTCATGGTGACATTGTAGCACCCTTAGCAACAAAAAGTCAAGAACTATTTTTTTGGTGGGTATATTTGAAAAATTTGAGTGGCATGATAGTACCAATGGAGTATATTTTTATCATTTTTTCATAAACACCTGGAAAAGTTTCTTATCATTAACGTAATTTTTTAAAAAATATCCGAAATACAAAAAAGGGCGACAATTTTCATTACCACCCTTTTTAATAAGTACCTCTATGGGTATTTATGAAGTTACATAGTTAGCTGGGAAAATGGTAGTGCTAATAACATAACGATAAACACAAGAGGCGCAACGAGCTGCACGAAGTTTCGAATGGATTGTTTCATTTTTGCGGAAGGATCTCCTTTGGTCCTAAATTTCTTTGAAATCTTGCTTGATTTCGGGATATATTATAACAATGTGTAAGAAAAATGTCAAGACATAAATTTTTGTAAGTGTGTATTTTAGTAACACTTTTAATTTTATCAATAAAAAAGGCTCCGAAGAGCCTTTTTATGCCTTAGTCTAGAAAGAGAATCTAATCTCAGTTTCTAGCTTAGAGCCAATGGGATCAACTTCATCAATCTTAGAGCCTTCCCACTTACCTTTGAAGGTAAGAGGACCTTTCTTAAGTTTGTATCCTACTTCGCCAGAGTATCCGTCTGTGCGAGGGCCAACTTCAAAGTACAAGTTCTTGTCATTGTCACCAAGCAAAGTTCCAAACCGCAGGTGGTGGACAATATTGTCGCTCTGTAGTTCTTCATCTAAAAATCTTAGATCATTCTTGTATTCGACGTATGGACCTGCCATCGCAGTTCCGGAAAGTGCCATTAAGGCCACGAAAGATAATGCATATTTCATATTTTTTCTCCAACGTAGAAAGAAAACGAGGATATAATTCGTAATATCCTCTCCATTTTTTCTCCACTTTTCAAATTATATTTGGTATAACCTCAATTGTCAAGATCTTTTTTTAAGGTGGTGTGAACTTTGGGAAATTATTTTAAGTTTTTCTTAATTTAATACTTGAACAGCACGTAATAATCTGGTATAATATCGACTTCAAAGTACCCAAAGTTGTACGTGAAGGAGAGCCGCGCGAGCCGGCAAAATGTCAAGTCTCTTAACACCCCCTAGTTGGCACGATTCCTGCATGGGAAAGGCGGCGCGGCTGTCCAGCTTTTGTCTAGCTTTTATAGCTTTACCGATTCCGCTGATTTTGCTATAATACTCGCACACAAACACAAACTAGGACTTAAAAATATGGCTATCACAAAATACACTGACGCAATGGTTGCAAAAATTGTCTCGCAAGAGCCTCTGAATCTTGACAAAGCCAAAATCTTGGCTGTCGAATTCGGTATGCCTGATAAGTATCGCTCGGTCATTTCCAAGGCGCTATCGCTTGGGCTGGAGTATAACAGCGCGAAGCCATCGCGTAAAGACGGCGAACCGGTCGTCAAAAAAAGCGAGGTTGTTTCCGACATCGCTGGACTGCTCCACATGCCAGAGCATCATCTGGCTGGCTTGGAAAAGGCAACTCGCGGCTCGTTGGTCGCGCTGCTGAAGCAATTGGGAGAGGAAATATCTTAATCATTGCAACAGCATGGATTGGGACGGCGCTGCTCTGCGCCGCCCCCTTTCTGATTGATTCAGATTTAGGCAAGGGAATGATGGTCGTCGGGCTGGCGCTGCTATGCTTGCAGGCCATAGACAAGAAATGCTATAATCTGGTTTTACTCAACACAATAGGAATATGCGGATATGTTTACTCGATTTATTTTTGATCTCGACGGCACCGTGATCGACTCGGCCCATCGCCAAGGCGAATCGCTGGCAGACTGGCGGCGGCTAAACACCGTCTCGAATGTTTTGCGTGATTCTCTTTTGCCATTGGCCGACAAGATGCGCGGAGCGATTCGGGAAGGGCGAGACGTTTGGGTTTGCACTTCCCGCGTCATGGGCGCGGCGGACTATGCTTTTCTCCGACTAAACGGATTGCATCCGCTGCGCTCTCCCATTTTGTCACGCAATGGCGAAGCAGATATGCGCGGATGCGGCGAGCTTAAACTTGCCAAACTCCAAGGCATGGCGGCGAGCATGGGCCAGCAATGGCCGGTATTCGCAGCGCATTCGATCATGTTCGATGATTCTCAAGATGTACAGGAAACCCTACGGCCTGCTGGCATTCGGGTTATTGATCCGGTACAATACAATTTTACGATGCAACACAAGGCGACCGCATAATGACGATAGCAGCAAAATCCATCATGGTTCTGGACACGGAAACTTGTGATCTCAAAGGCCACGTTTATGACGTAGGCTATACGATCACGAATCGGCGCGGGCTAATTCGACAAAATCGCAACTGGTTGGTCGAGGAAATTTTCACCGACGCCAGCAAAATGATGGGCGCATTCTATGCTCGCAAACTTTTTACCCACTACGCTCCGATGCTACAACGCGGGGAAATTGAGATCACGCCTTGGGCGCAAATCGTCAAGACTATGCAAGCCGATGTGGAAGCATACGGCGTGAACGTCTTAGCAGCATATAATCTTGGATTCGATCGTCGCGTCATGCGCATGACCAACGAGCTGCTGGGATCTGGCCCAATCCTGCCCAAGCTAGACCAACTCGATATCTGGCAATTCGCCTGCGAGACAAAACTATCGCAGAAGCGATATAAACAAATCGCTCAGGATCTTGGCTGGGTTTCTGCTGCTGGTAACATTCGGACCGGCGCAGAATACGCCTACCGATTTTGCTCTGGGGATCATGGGTTTATCGAAGACCATACAGCACTATCGGATGCGATCATCGAAACCAAAATCCTAGCGGATTGCTACGCTTGCAAAAAATCTGTACCCTACGGGATCGTTAACGCGCAACCTTGGAGAATCGTCAATGCAAAATAAAATGAAAATACAACAAGCGCGGCTCAACAAAATTGTTAGCCGCTTGGAGGGGCCGGTGGCGGTCGTGCTGGAAGGGCGCGACACCGCCGGAAAATCTGGCACCATCCGAGAGGTTACTCACTATCTACCAACGGATTCGTTTAGCGTTTGCCTATCGACTATGCCGAGCAAAACGACGATGAAAAAGTGGCTACCATTCTGGCGGCGAAAAATGCCGACCAGACCTATGCTAACTTTCTTTGATCGGTCATGGTATAGCCGCGCACTGGTTCAGCCGCTAAATGGCTGGTGCTCTGAAAAACAATATCGGGGCTTTATGGAAACGGTCGAAGGTTGGGAGATATGCCAGCCTGCCCATATCATAAAATTCTGGCTATCAATCAGCGAAGCGGAACAGGCCCGACGATTAGGCGAGCGCGAAACGTCACCGCTAAAATCTTGGAAAATGTCAGACAATGATCGGCGAGCTTTAACATCCTACGACGAAATGACAATCCTCAAAGAACGGGTTTTAACCCGTGGCGATTGGCACTCAATAGACTACAACGATAAAGCTAAGGGGCGGCTGGATTTTATAACAACCCTATGCAACATTTTGGAGAGATGATATGAGAGCACTAGCAGGACTCTATTTGGTTTATTCTGTCGCGACCGATTTTATGATCTGGGGCGGCGCTTTATATTATTTTCTCCAAAATTTTGCCTAAGCAAAAATCATGCCAAGCCTGCAAATAGCAGGCTTTTTTTTGGCACGGCTTCCTGGAGAGAATGATTCTCATTTGCACTTGGAAATAAGAATCATTTGCAAATGAGAATGATAATCATTTGCAAATGCGAATGATAATCATTCGCAACAGCGCCTACCGGCGCCGAAGTGCCAAAGCGATGTGCAAAACCGATTGCCGCGCCGATCATACCACACGCGAGTGCAAAAGTCAAGTCTTTTTTTCAGATTTGGGCAAATTAATTCCGAATAAGAAGTCTACCTGGACCCCGTGCCCAACCCTGGTATTATACAGAACAAACGCAAAGTTGTCAAGAACTTTTTTCAGCGTAAGAGAAGCGCGCCCTGCGCCGAAGTGCAAAAGCGAAGTGCAAAATCAACGTGTTGCGCGCGCCGACCGCACGGAATCCCATTAGGAATATTATACCACGCGCGCATGTGGAAAGTCAAGAACTATTTTAAGGTTTTTCTGAGAAATTTGCGAAACTTTATAGATTTCAGAGGTTTAGCGCAGATATTTCGAGATTTTTGGAGGTTTGGGCAAATTAATTCTTGATTTTCGAGGCCGCGGACGGCCCGCGAGAGCTCTTTTGCACGATTTTTGGGAGCAAGAGAAAAATAGTTCTTGACCAGATAGTCATTGATTGTTATAATAGTTGCATTAAATAGGAGAAGATACACATGGAATACAAGTACGTTAGCTTTGACATCGCAGATCAATCATTCAAGTTCTACACGAGTATGGACTGGCACAACCTTATTGCGGATGCAAGAGAAGAGCTGTTGGAAGACGACGATATTCTGGCAGTAGCTACAGTTGAAGAAGTGCTAGAGGCGATGTTTGGTGACGAATTCTTTTGGGAAGAAATAGTATAAACTTCTTGACAAAAAATAGTCAGAAGAGTATAATATGCGCATGAAAAAACGAAAGACCAAAGCCAGAAACTTCGTAGCAAAGTACGCTAGACGTGTGAACCGCGCGGCAGTTCATCGTGACCGTAAAAAATACTACAGAAAGGACAGGAATTGGAAAAAAGACGTTGACAAGTAGGCAGAACGCCTGTATAATACTTGTATGAAAAATGAGGAAATCAACAGAAAAATCCAATTACTGCACGATGTAGCGTACTATGTTCTAGATAGCTATGGCATTTCACCCTATGTTGACATAGAGTTGATAGAGCCAGATGGAACTGGGGCAATTGCATAT